AGCGCTTGCTCTCGATCATCGAGCGTGAAGGTCTACGGATTTTACTTGTAGACCTTCCTGCTCAGGGAAAGCATCTTGATAGATGCCTCTCTGAGGGACGCCTCATTCCATCTGGAATTCCTTACCAAAGGTCTTTCAGGAGGAAGGGTATTATCCCGAGACTTTTCAAGGGACTATACCTACGCGTCTTCGATGAAAATGGATGTTTGGTTTCTAATCCTGATATACAAGCCATTCAGTTCCTAAGGCTGCTTTTCATGGCGGCCAAGCGGTTCCGAATTACTTGCTCGGACTCATCAACCTGGGATACGGTCGATGAATTCTTCAGGACAGATAGGGAGTGCCGTCTACCTTCCCTCTCATGGGATGATGACTGCATTAACACTAAGCACATTCGTGATCTCAGCTTTGATGATCACTCTTGCGGTGTGTTATCTGGCGACGCTATCCTTACGGACGCCGAACCAGAACCCCCTTCCAGTCGTGAGTCAGGTATACTATCCTGCGTCCAACAGGCCGCAGATTGTGTATCCGCCTCACTCGGACGATTCAAACCGTCCGTTTGGAAGGCCAAACACGGACCTGGAGCTGTAGCAGACCTCTGTGGGGCTGAGTACAAGTACTCTTTCCCGCACTGGCCTGATAAGCTAGAGAATGTCTTCCCATATGCCGACTTTGCTTTTAGCAATTGGGGCAACTGGGTCGAACATGCTCAATGTGAGAGTGAGGGTCAAACCGAATCATATCGGGATGAACCCCCATCTAGATTGATTGCTGTACCAAAGACGATGTCGGCTCCTCGGCTTATTGCCGCTGAGCCTACCTCTCATCTATGGTGTCAGCAGACTATCTTAGATTTTCTCGCATCTGAGGTGCGAAAGACGCCACTTGCTAAATCTGTGAACTTTCGTTCACAGGATGCAAATGGTGTACTTGCTCTCAGGGCTTCCCACAGTCAGTCGCATGGGACAATTGACTTGTCCGCTGCGTCTGACCGGATGTCGTGTTGGTTGATAGAGAGATTCTTCCGAACTATCCCAAGTTTGGTTGAAGCTCTCCATGCAACTCGCACTCGTTACATTAGTAACGACATCGATGTTAAATCCCCTTCGCTATGGAAGCTTAGGAAATTTAGCACAATGGGATCAGCTGTCACGTTCCCTATTCAGACATATGTGTTCGCAACTATAGCTATTGCGGCTGTGCTCTTTGAGCGTGGCCAAAAAGTTACATTGCGTTCCATGTGTCGGACAGCACGTGAAGTCCGAGTCTTTGGAGACGATATCATCGTCCCCATTGACGCTATGGATACTACTCAGGAGGCTTTAAGGTGCCTTGGTTTCAAGGTGAACCAAAGCAAGACTTTCGGAGCTGGCAAGTTCCGAGAGTCGTGCGGGGTCGAAGCTTACGATGGCACTGATGTGACCAAAGTCTGCGTTCTCACCTCTCCTGATGTGACCCGACCAGAATCGATCGTGAGTGCGGTCGACTCTCATAATAACCTTCTACTTAAGGGCTATATGAGAAGTGCCGCATTCATCAAGTCGACAGTTGGCCGATTACGCGGAATCCGCGTTCCGGACAAAGGGGTCGGTTCTGGTGCTTTCGGCTTCGTCTCCTTTGATAACGTTGGGACCGCCAAATCTAGGTGGAACGAATCGTTGTTCAAAAGAGAGTTTCTCTGTACCCGCCTTATTTCTAAGATGGATCGGAGAGATGTCGATAGCAGCTCGATGCTACTTCAGTATTTTACTGAAGCCTGCATAATACCAGAGCGGAAGGAAAACCGCCTTGGTATAGCGTCGAGATCCATTACAAAGCTACGTAATGGATGGGTAGCCCAGGAAC